CCGAGTGGGTCCTGTCCCGCTGTGAGAACTGGCGTAACCACCGTGATGAGAACTACCTAGACTATTGGGATTCTTATGAGCGTCTATGGCGTGGTATCTGGGCTGGTGAGGATGTTCATCGTGAGAGTGAGCGTTCACGCATTGTAACGCCTGCACTGCAGCAAGCAATTGAGACCTCTGTTGCTGAGATCGAAGAAGCTGTCTTTGGTCGTGGTGAGAAGTTCTTTGACATCGTTGATGACCAAGCAGACCAAGTCAAGATTGACGTTGAGCAGATCAAGCGTCAGATGACTGAAGACTTTAAGCGCAACAAGGTCCGTAAAGATATCAGTGATGTTATCCTGCTTGGCGCTGTCTATGGCACTGGCATCGGTGAGATCGTGGTTGCAGAGAAGACTGAGAAGTCTCCTGCTTCGAGGCCAATTGTGGAAATGGGCATCACTGCTGTTGGCGTAGAAGAAAGAACTAAATTCATGGTTGGCCTAAAGCCGATCAATCCCAAGAACTTCTTGATTGACCCTGTTGCTACCAACATCGAAGAAGCACTTGGATGTGCTGTTGAAGAGTATGTGTCTATCCACAGCGTTGTGGCTGGTATGGAAAGCGGTGTCTACAAGAAAGTAATGAATCTTGGCCCCACTGCTGTTGACACAGATCTAGAGCCTGTGCAAGAAGAAATTGAGTACCAGCAAGACAAAGTTAAGCTACTACGTTATTACGGCCTAGTGCCAAAGTTCTTAATCGAAGCTGATACTGAAGAAGAAATCACTTCTCTATTTAACGAAAAAACAGAAGAGTATGGCACAGAAGCCGCTGACTATACAGAACTGGTAGAAGCAATCGTTGTCATCGCTAATGACCAGTATGTGCTCAAGGCTGAACTATCGCCTTACATGATGCAGGATCGCCCAATCGTAGCATTCCAGTATGACTCTATGCCCAATCGTTTCTGGGGACGTGGCATCGCTGAGAAAGGCTACAATATGCAGAAAGCTATTGATGCCCAGATCCGTGCTCACCTAGACTCACTGGCACTGACTACTGTACCAATGATGGGTATTGATGCTACTCGTCTGCCTCGTGGTGCTAAGTTTGAGATTAGACCAGGAAAGACCATCCTGACCAACGGCAACCCAAATGAGGTGTTACAGCCGTTTAAGTTCGGTACAACCGATCCAGGCAATCTGCAGACCGCTGGTGAGTTCATGAAGATGATGCTGATGGCAACATCAACCATCGATAGCACCACGCCTACGGCTGATGGTGGTGGCCTTAACCCTGCTCTATCGGCAATCATCAAGAAGAATAAGCGTACTCTGGTGAACTTCCAAGAGCAGTTCTTGATTCCTTTTGTCACCAAGTCTGCCTATCGGTTTATGCAGTTTGATCCTGATCGCTACCCCGCACAGGACTTTGTATTTGTGCCGACCAGTAATCTTGGCATCGTTGCTCGTGAATACGAACAGATGCAGTTTATGAATCTGTTAAAGACACTTGGACCTGATAGTCCTATCGTGCCGATGGTCATGTCTGCAATCATTGAGAATAGCGGTCTAACCAACCGTGAAGAACTGCTACAGCAGATGGCTCAAATGTCACAGCCTAACCCAGAGCAGGCACAGATGCAACAGATGGCAATGCAGATGCAATTGCAGAAAGCACAGTTAGAGATGGCTGATCTTGAGGCAGATGTAACACTCAAGCAGGCAAGAGCCCAGAAAGAGGTCACTGAAACACAGTTGATGCCAGCAGAACTACAGGCCAGCATCGCTGCATCAGCGTCTAAATACTTAGGCACTGGTCCCAACGCTACTGATGACTTTGAAAGACGTGTCAAAGTAGCAAATCTAGCCCTAAAGGAGAAAGACATTGATACTCGCAAAGAAATTGCAAACCTGCAAGTCGTGGCTTCTAGACAAAGTTGAACAAATTAAACAAAAAGTTAAGAAAATACTTGACAAACTAACTAAATAATGGTATAATAGTGCCACTATCGCCAGAATTACAACAATATTACGAAGATAGGCAGTCTATGATGTCCACAAAGGCGTGGACACAACTCATAGAAGACCTTTTGGATATGCGTACACAGTACGAAAACATCCGAAACTGCGATAAAGACACAGTAGAGTTCCGAAAAGGACAAGTAGACATCCTAGACTACGTTATTGGACTAAAGGATCTGTCTGAGAAAGCCTACGAGGAACTAAATGAAAAGATATTTTGACTTTCAGTGTGCCAAAGGCCACATAACTGAAAAATATATCGATGATTCTGTCAAAGTCATGCAGTGTCCGCACTGTGGAAATGACGCAACCAGACTCATCGCTGCTCCTAGAGTTAGTCTAGAAGGCATTACTGGTGATTTCCCTGGTGCTGCAATGGCCTGGGAACGTAAGCGCCAAGAAAAGATTAACTGGGAGCGCAAAACTGGTCTATCTGACCAATGGAAGTAAGCGGATAAGGAACCCCCGCACAATTTAAAGGTTCTTTTCTTAATGCTGTTAAGCACGGAGAGACATGATGGCTGTGATTATTGAGGACGGCTCGGAAGAGTCACAAACTTCTTCTGTATTGACTGACGATACTACCCCCACTGTAGAGGATAATACCACTACTGTCGAGGCAGTGCAAGAGGATGCAGAGGCGTTACCTGACAAGTATCGGGGTAAAAATGCTAAAGAAATCGCTCAGATGCACATGGAGGCTGAGAAGTTAATTGGCCGACAAGGTAGCGAAGTTGGTGAGTTACGCAGGATTGTGGACGATTATATTCGTGCCCAAGCCACAGCAAAGCAGCAAATGCAGGCCCAACCTTCAGAAGAGGTTGACTTCTTCGCTGATCCGAGGAAGGCGGTAGAAAACGCTATAGAGAACCATCCTAAGATTCGACAAGCAGAACAGTTAAATCTTGAGATGCAACGAGCAAAGGCATTAAATGCTTTACAGACTGCTCACCCTGACTTTCAGAATGTTGTAAGAGACCCCAACTTTCAAAATTGGGTAGCCTCATCAAAAGTTAGGTCTGAGTTGTTTATAAGAGCCGATCAGCACTACGATTATGACTCTGCACACGAATTGCTGTCGCTGTACAAAGACCGCAAAGGCGCTGTGGAGCAGACAGTAGCAGCAGAGAAGCAGGCACGAAGCCAAGCCGTTCGAGCAGCGACTACCACCGTATCGTCTGGCAGTGATGAAGCACCTACCAAGAAGATTTTTAGGCGTGCAGACATTATTAAACTCATGCAAACTAACCCAGATAAGTACGACATGATGCAAGAAGAAATTATGTCGGCCTATAGAGAAGGTAGGGTTAGGTAAACTAACACTATTAACAAAGGAATTTTAAAATGGCTAATACCGCATTCGCTCCTAATAACGCAGTAACCAAGTCAGCAGTTGATACCGCAGGTTTCGTACCTGAAGTATGGTCTGACGAAATTATCGCTGCCTACAAGAAGAACCTTGTAGCAGCAAACCTCATCAAGAAGATGAACTTCAAAGGCAAGAAAGGCGACAAAGTCTACTTTCCTGCTCCTACCCGTGGTTCTGCTTCTGCTAAGACCGCTACCGATGCAGTTACTCTGATTGCTGCTGGTGGTACGGCTCTGTCGGTTAACATCGACAAGCACTTTGAGTACAGCCGATTGATCGAAGATCTGGCTGAAGTTCAGGCTATGTCTTCACTGCGCCGTTTCTACACGGATGACGCTGGTTACGCTCTGGCAACCCAGACCGACACCGACATCATTCGCCTTGGCCGTCTGTCACAGGGTGGCACATGGAACGGTACCGATGCTACGTTTGCTTACGCTAACGGCTACATCGGTGGTGATGGCGCTACTGCATTTGATGCAACCGCTAACACCAACACTGGTAACGAGACTGCACTGACGGACGAAGGCATTCGCCGTGCAATCCAACGTCTTGACGACCAGGATGTTCCGATGGATGGTCGTTTCTTCATCGTTCCTCCTGTTGCTCGTAACACGCTGATGGGCCTGGCTCGATTTACTGAGCAGGCTTTCACTGGTGAGTCCGGCAACGGCAACACGATCCGCAATGGTCAGATCGGTGACATCTATGGCATCAAGGTATATGTTTCTACCAATGCTGACACCGCTACGACTTCTGGCACTGGTGACGTTAACCCCCGCGTCTGCTTGATGGCTCACCCTGAGTTTGGTGTGCTCGTTGAGCAACTCGGCATCCGTGTTCAGACCCAGTACAAGCAAGAGTACCTTGCTACGCTGCTGACCGCTGACACGCTGTATGGCGTTGGCGAACTGCGTGACACCTCTGCTGTTGCTCTGGTTATCCCTGGCTAATAGTAACGGCCCCGCTTCGGCGGGGTCTTCTTAACTAAATAGGAGATAATTATGGCAAATGCAACCTCGGTTGTTGTAGCAAAAGATGGTCGTGAGCAGTTTCAAGGCGTATTTGAGAAAGTATTTGAAGTCCGTGCCACTATCAATGCAGACAGTCTTAACACTGGAACCAACGATATTGATACCGTTGCAGTTCCTGGTGTTGCTCTTGGCGACATGGTTCTTGGCTGCTCTCTTGGTGTAGATGTTGCTGGTATGCAAGTTACGGCTTATGTTTCTGCTGCTAACGTAGTAACTGTTGTGTTTAATAACATCACAGCAGGTACGGTTAATCTGGCTGAAACAACCATCAAACTTTTGATTGGTCGCCCTGGCTGGTAATAAAACCTAACGGTTTTGCCCTCACAAGGGGCTTTTCTTTAGCATCTTCGCTGAAGGTGTTAAAGAAAACATAGGAGTTACTATGGTTCCTCAGACGTATCCTACAGTATACAACACCGCCAATGGCTCTGTGTCAATGGTGGTTAGCACTATTACTGATTTGACTGGTCTAACTCGTTGGGTTGATTATGTGCCTATCCAGTTAGCATCAGAGTCATCTGTAGAAAACAGTATGAACAATAATGGTGCTATCGCTGCTTACGAGATTCCTAGCACCAGCGGTAAACAAGCAGGTAAAGACTTTATTCGTGTCTATGTAGATAACTCTGCAACTAAGAAGTGGACGATTTCCTCTGATGGTTATCTTCCACTTTTTTTTTATCCTGACATACTTTATAACAATTTAGAAACCGAAGGTGGCGATAACTTCGTACTTGAATCTGGTGATCTATTCTTACTAGAGGGCTGAAATGGCTGACAAAAAACTAACCGATCTTACCGCACTGACAGGCTCTAATCTGGCCTCTGGCGATCTATTCTACGTTGTAGACATCAGTGAGCCCACTGCCGCAGACAAAAGCAAGAAGATCACTTATTCTGAACTACAGACGGTATTCCTAACATCTTCCTCTACCATCAGTGGTGGAACTTACTCTTAATCGGAGATATAAATGGCAACGATTCTGACCAAGAAAAAAGACACCACTGGCGCTCCAGGCGCAGGTGACTTAACTAACGCTGCTGGCGGTGCTGAACTAGCAGTCAATACCGCTGATAAGCGTCTTTATACCAAAGACAGTGGCGGCAACGTAGTTGAGATTGGTACTAATCCTACTATTCTTAACGTAGATAATCTGCGTCTTGACTCCAGCACACTGTCGTCTACTGATACTAACGGCAATATCAACATTACGCCTAACGGCTCTGGCTCCACTGTAGTTACTAAACTGTCTGCCAGTGCTGCTGCTCTAACTGATCCTGTCATCACTGGCGCTATTCTGGAAGACGTATACACCATCTCTGATGGCGCTGCATTTGAGATCGATCCTGGTAACGGCTCTATCCAACTGATCACCTTGGGTGCAAGCCGTACCCCCAAGGCTACGAACTTCGCTGCTGGCGAGGCTATTACGCTGATGGTAGATGATGGCACAGCGTACACGCTGACCTGGACTGACAGCACTTTTGGTGGCTCTGGAGTGGTGTGGAAGACTGATAATGGTTCTGCACCAACGTTGAATACTTCTGGCTATACTGTAATCGTGCTGTGGAAAGTATCTACACAGGTCTATGGCGCTCGTGTTGGCAACGCTTAAGGAATAACCATGCTTGCAAATAAAGCACTATCGGCTGCTCCGTCAGCGGTTCCTGTTTATGTAGAGGATGTCTTTTCGACATACCTCTATACTGGTAACAGTTCTACACAAACAATTACCAATAGTATTGATCTGTCCACTAAAGGTGGATTAGTTTGGTGTAAAAGTAGAGCGTCTGCTTACGATCATGCCTTATATGATACAGCTCGTGGAATTAACAAAGAGTTATATTCAAATACAACAGGTTTACAATACACAGGAACTGGGACTTTAACTGCATTTAATACAAATGGTTTTACTTTAGGTGCAAACGGATCTGCAAACTCTGATAGTTCTGTTTCCTGGACATTTGCAAAACAGGCAAAGTTCTTTGATGTGGTGACGTATACGGGCCAAGCAGGAAGTACCAAAACAATCAATCATAACCTTGGGTCTGTTCCTGGTTGTATTATTGTTAAGTCTACTACGCGAAGCGGTGATAGGTGGTTTGTTTGGCATCGCAGCATATCTACAAAGAGTTTAATATTAAATTCTACTGCGGCACAAGATGACGGTGCAGGTGTTTTTGGAAATGGTACTTCTGTCATACAGCCTACAAGTACACAATTTACCGTTGCTAATAACTCTGAAGTTAATGACACTGGTCAAACCTACGTCGCTTACCTCTTCGCCCACGACGCTGGCGGCTTTGGTGCATCTGGCTCCGATAATGTGATTTCGTGTGGGTCGTTTACGACTGATGGAGATGGAGTTGCTACGGTAACTTTAGGATATGAGCCTCAATGGGTGATGGTAAAAAGTTCTAGCGACTCCGCTATTGGTTGGCAAATGCTAGACATTATGCGTGGTTGGGTTACTGGAACAGCCGTTGGTTCTTCTGACGATGCTAGATTAGACGCAAATCTAGCAAACGCAGAATTTACAGGGCAACAAAGAGGAAATGTTACATCAACAGGGTTTGTATATAGAACTGGTTCAGCATCACAAACGTGTATCTACATCGCCATTCGCCGTGGGCCGATGAAAACGCCTACGAGTGGGACGAGTGTCTATGAAGGAACTGTCAGAACAGGAACAGGCGCAACTGCTTCCATTACTGGACTATCGTTTCCTCCTGATTTTGTTATTACCAGAAATCGTCCTGCGAACTTAAATAGTAACTGGGCATTTTTTGACAAACTTCGCGGAACAACTAAGTATTTAAGTTCTAATGCAACAACCGCTGAAACTACTAGCGCAACTTCATTAACATCGTTTAATCAGGCTGGAGAAACTTTTGGCGATTCTGGAATTGTAAATGGTAACGGAGATAGTTATATCAATTACCAGATGCGCCGCGCCCCCGGCTTCTTTGATGTGGTCTGCTATACAGGTACTGGTGCCACAAGAACAGTAACTCATAACTTAGGGGTAGCGCCAGAGTTGATGATAATTAAAAAAAGAAGCGATATAGATGCTTGGGCGGTTTATGCGGCTCCGTTAGGCGCAACTGGCGGTTTGCAACTACACAACACTTCTTTTGATTTTGCACCTGATTCAAGTTATTGGAATAACACAGCACCAACCTCTTCAGTTTTTACTGTTAAAACAGAGAATGCAGTAAACACAAATGGCGCAACTTACGTTGCATACCTCTTCGCCTCGTTAACTGGTGTAAGCAAAGTTGGTAGTTACACAGGCACAGGATCTACACAAACCATTAACTGTGGATTTACTGCTGGTGCTCGCTTTGTGCTAATTAAACGTACAGATAGCACTGGCGATTGGTATGTTTGGGACACTGCTCGCGGAATTGTTAGTGGTAATGATTCATACTTATTACTAAACTCCACAGCGGCTGAAGTAACCAATACCGATTACATTGATACTGCAAACTCAGGGTTTGAGATTAGCAGCACCGCACCAGCAGGAATAAATGCCAACGGTGGGACATTCATATTTTTTGCGGTGGCCTGACCATGACAAGAGATCCGTTCCTCAAAGCCTACACGCAACATAAGTCAAACGCCAAAACTAGAGGCATAGAAGTTAAATTGACTTTTGATGAGTGGAAACAGATTTGGCTTGATTCCGGTAAATGGGATCAACGTGGCCGTGGTGCAGACAAATATTGTATGTGCCGTATAGGTGATAAAGGTTGCTATGAGGTCGGCAACGTGTTTATCGGCCTTGGAAAGATCAATGTGCGTGACGGAAACCTTGGTAAACCCAATAGCGAGGAGACCAAGCGCAAGAAGTCTGAGGCGTCTAAAGGAAAACCTAAGCCCTGGGCTGCTGGTAAAAATAGCGTAATGCACAGGCCAGAAGTAAAAGCAAAGATGTCTATTGCTATTGGTGGAAGTAATAACTACCGAGCAAAAACCGTAGTCAGTCCATTTGGTGTCTTTGGTTCTACAACAGAAGCATCAAAGGAGTTAAACATTCCAGCCGTGACAATTCAATGGCGATGCCGCCATAACAAGTCTGGTTGGTCTTACTTAGCAATCGCCTGATTATCAAAGGCAAATAGGAGAATCAACTATGTATCGTATTAGAGCAACAGGTGAAGTAGTATCACAAGGTGAGTTTCGCTCACGCAACAAAAACACATCGTTTCCTAGCCAGTGGTCTGTAGAACTGGTTGAGGACCTTGGCCTAGATCCGGTGTTTGAGACACCAGCACCTACGGTGACTCGCTACCAGACTGCTTACAAAGACGGTGTTGAGCAGGTTGCTGGCAAGTGGGTATGGAAGTGGTCTATCTCTGAGATGGACGATGAGGCTAAAGCCGCTAAGGATGCAGAAGCAGCCAAGTCTGTCAGGGCAGATCGTGACAAACGCTTGGCAGAGTGTGATTGGACACAACTTAGTGACTCGCAAGTAGATAAGGCTGTCTGGGCCACCTACCGTCAAGAACTTAGAGATGTGCCTGCACAGACTGGTTTTCCCTATGACATCACTTGGCCTAGCAAACCATGACCACAGAAGCCACTAAACAAGCCGTAGACGCTGTTTCTGTTGTGACTGTGGTGGGGACCTTGGCAGATGTGCTTCCAGCCATTGCAGCCCTGTTTACGATCATCTGGACGGGGTTTCGTATATACGAATTGCGTACGATTCAAGACTGGTTAGGTAAAGGAGACAAAGATGAAAAAGCCGACAACTAAAAAAGGCAAGGCAGAGAAGGTTGGTAAAGTTATGGGCGAGTACAAAGAAGGTACTCTGCATAGCGGTAAAGGCGGTCCAGTGGTGAAGTCACGCAAGCAGGCAGTAGCGATTGCTATGTCACAGGCTGGTATGTCCAAAAAGCCGATGATGATGAAGAAGACGGGGCGTGGACGATGAAAAAAGGTCTTTACTATAATATTAATCAGAAACGCAAACGTATTGCTGCCGGAGCAGACGAGAAGATGCGTAAGCCTGGAACCAAAGGTGCGCCTACAGCAAAAGCATTTAGGGAAGCAGCAAAAACAGCCAAGAAGAAATAATGGTCAAAAAAGTCTATCAGAATCCTAAAGGCGGTTTAAATGCTAAAGGTAGAGCCTATTTCAAGCGTACTGAAGGCGCTAATCTCAAACCACCAGTATCGGCCAAGCAAGCAGCAAAGTCCCCCAAAGCAGCGGCAAGGCGTAAGTCCTTCTGTGCAAGATCAAAAGGACAAATGGAAATGTATCCAGAGGCAGCAAAAGATCCAAATAGTAGATTAAGGAAGGCTCGCCGTAAGTGGGAATGTTAAAATGCACCAAATGTAAAGTTGAATATGAGGAATCATTAAAATTTTTTTCTCCTCATAAAAAAACTAAAAATAAATTAGATAGTTGGTGTAGAGTTTGTAGAAGAGAATATAGAAAACAATATAGAAAACCACCAGATAATATTAAAAAAGAAGAGTGGACAAAATTTGATAATATTACTTCATGTTTAATTTGTGGATCAGAAGAAAAACTTGTAACAGACCACTGTCATTCATCTTTTATAGTTAGAGGAAAACTTTGTTCTAATTGCAATTTAGGATTAGGACATTTTAAAGATGATCCGTTTTTATTAGAATTTGCAAGACAGTATCTTCTAAAATATAGTTTAGATGACTTAGATAAACAAGAATTTGAAGAATACTTAGAAAGTCATAAATAATGGCAACTACATACTTACAATTAGTTAATGATGTGCTTACTAGACTGCGTGAGCCTACGGTTGCATCTGTAACAGAAAACGATTATAGTTCCCTGATTGGTAAGTTAGTTAATGATGCCAAGCGTGAAGTTGAGGATGCTTGGGATTGGGAAGCACTGGCGGCTACTTACACTATCTCTACTTCTAACGGAACTACGTCTTACGCTATTACAGGTGCTGGCGATGCTTCAAGGATTCATCGTGTCTATAACACCACTAGTCGTCTTTATTTAGAAGAGAGGCCACACGAGTACTTCATCTCTAATATTGACCTCGCGGCTCAGACATTGTATGGCATTCCTGCTTACTGGGCCACTGATGGCCTTGATAGTAGCAGTGATCTAAAGATTCAAATCTTTCCTGTACCGAACACAACTTATACCATTAAAGTTGATGCCTATACACCAGAAGCAGAGTTGACCACAAACTCAAGTTCAACTAAGTTACCAAAGATTCCTATTGTTGCACTTGCTTGGGCTAAAGCAATTGAAGAGCGTGGAGAAGACGGTGGTGTTAATGTTAGTAGCCAGTACGCAGTAGCAAAGCAGGCGCTAGCAGACAGGATTGCTGTGGAAGCAAACCGTAGACCTGATGAGTTCTCTTTCTACTCAATATAATGCCCAACAAACCACTACAGTCTACTTCTCTTACCTCCCCTGGCTTCTTTGGTTTAAACACCCAAGACTCAGGGGTGGACATGAGTCCTAACTATGCTTTGATTGCACGCAATGCAGTCATTGATAGGTTTGGACGTATTGGTGCTCGTAAAGGCTGGCAGTATAGAACATCTTCTGGCGGTACATCGTCAAATCCTCAAGTAGTAGCAGAGTTTGATAACCACGATGGCACTTTCAGCATTCTGTCATTTGGTAATAATAAGTTGTTTGTTGGTGAAACAACAATGACAGAGAAGTTTGTTAGAAACTCTGGTAACAGCGCCAATGCTACTTATACTATTACAGGCAACGATTGGCAAGTTATACCAGCACAGTACAGCAGTGGGGTAAACTACTCTGCTCATGCTATTATTGTCCAATCTGGTCACAAGCCACTTGTATATCACAAGTTGCCTACTAGCGGAGGCGCTGCTCATGCACACAACAGTGACTATGGCTTTCAACAGTTAGCTGATGTTGGCTCTGTGCCTAGCAGCTATAGTGGTACTACCTTCTTACCTAAGTGCGGAATCGGTGCTTTTGGTAGGATGTGGTTAGCCAATATAAACGGCACTGATAAGCTGACAGTTTATTATAGCCGTCTTTTAGATCCTACTGACTTTACTGGCTCTGGATCTGGTGTTATTAACTTAGAAAAGGTTATTCCTGGCGAAGACTCTATCGTTGCTCTCGCCGCACATAACAACTTTCTAATTATATTTTGCACAAACCATATTGTAGTGTATAATAGTGCTGATAACATCAGCAACATTGCTCTGCAGGATGTGATTGTTGGTGTTGGCTGTATTGCTAGAGACTCAGTGCAGAAGATTGGTACAGACATTCTGTTCCTATCCAACAGCGGTGTTCGTAGTCTAGCACGGACGATTCAGGAGAAGTCTGCTCCTGTGCGTGATATTAGCCGTAATGTCCGTGACCAGTTACTAGACTATCTTACCACTGAAGATCTGACCAAGATTCGCAGTGTTTACTTTGAGGTAGAGGCATTTTATCTGCTGACATTGCCTTTTTCTGATTTTACTTATTACTTTGATGTCCGACAGTTCCTGCAAGATGGTTCTGCAAGAGCGACTATTTGGGACAACATCAATCCTGGTGGCCTTTGTTCTACACATGACCGCAGATTGCTGTTAGGAAAGACAAATGGAATTGCTCGCTATACAGGCTATATCGATAACGCATCAACATATACTTTTTCTTATTATACTCCTTATCTTGACTTTGGGTCCCCGTCTGTAATCAAGATGCTAAAGAAGATAGGTATTGTAACTGTTGGTGCTTCGTCTACAACATTTGATATTAAGTGGGCCTTTGACTATGCCACTAACTATCAAGTGGCACGAGTAACAAC